ACAACAAATTCTCTTTGACCATTCTCATTTATATACGTATCACCGTAAGACGGTTCTTCTTTAGCGGCATCTGTAATAGATATGTTTGTGATTAATATTCCCGGCATATAGGTTTCTGTTGCCGTTCTTATTTCTTGTTCTATTTCTGAAAAAGTAGGTCCATCCAAAGGTTCAAATATATATTCGTAAAGGCGAGTTCCAAAATCAGGTAAATAATATCTGGTACCTTTTTTACTCATCAATAAGTGAACTAAATTACTTCTTATTTCTTCATCTGAATCAGAAGATGTGTCCAGATATCTCCCCACGTAGGAGTCAATGAAAGGAAAATTTATACCATATGAGATGTTGTCTGCCATATTGAATAAATATACATCAATAAGTTTTCTTATAAAGAGATTATATATTCCATAAAAAAAGAATCACCGGAAATTATCCAGTGATTCTCTAACTTGAATTGACCCTTTTTGATATTGTGGTTCATAAGGACAATGTTTACATTTTGATCCACAACAACTTCCTCTTTTGATGTGAAAACTTTCAGTCATTACAAACTTTCCATTTTCATCTTTATAAAAGTCAGGTTCAGGAGTTTTTTTAGTTGTCTCCTGAACATATAACTGTTGTATCCAATCGTTTGATGCACTTACTGTCATAACTACACAATTTCACATGCTCCACCGGCACAAGCGGCTTCACCACTTAAGTTAGTATTATCTTGAAGTTCGATGACTTTAGTAAGGTCAACATTTGTTAATGTCTTAACTAATCTTTCGAAATCTTCTTGTGTACAATCCTCAAAAGGTGCTTGTGTATAAGTTCCTCCGTTGTATGGTAATACTGAAAGTCCATTATAGAATTTTCTGTTATTCCACATCCATTCACCTACCAAGTCCCATTCATCTTCTTTGATTGAAACTGTCGCTGAAACGTTGTGTGAATTTTGACCACTTCTGTGTCCTGAACGAACCCACTCTTGTGATACTTTTTTCACACGATCCAACATTTGAAAAACTGATTCATATCGAAGAATTGATCCTTCTGGTGCTTTTTGTGGGATTGTGATTACTGCCGTGTCATGTGGTCGGAAATATTCGTCTTCAACTAATTCTGGATGGTTGATTGCCAAGTAAGAATAAATTGCCTCGTTTTTACCAACACGAATTCTTCTTAAATAGAAATCATTATGCCATGCGTGAATACCTGAAGATGTTCCCAACACTAATGATGATGTACCCGATGGTTTTACCGTTGTTGTTCTTGCCGCTTTGTTGATTCCAAGTAATTTTGCAACTCTTTCGTTTTCTTCTTTTACTGCCTGAGCCGCAGATTTCATATCGTAACCTAATACAACACCAGAACCAATACCTGTCATACCAACGCCAATAAGTGCATCTTTTTCTGTCGTTCTTTTCCAAATATCTCTAAGATAATGAAAATCAGTATATCCGGCTTGTAATGTCCCAATGAATGCAGCACCTTTAACTCTTTTTTCAAAGTCCTCTTGTGACTCGATATCAGACGCATTTACCTCACATAAATTACAAAATTGATAAGGACGTAAACCAATTTCACAACAAGGATTAGTTCCCCAGTCTTTATCATTAGACAAATAAATTCCAGGTTCTCCAGCCCCTGATAACTCTATTCGTTTCCAAAGATCCATAAAATATTCTTGGGTTACTTTGTGACGAAGAAGAACCGCCGAGTTGTTTGCTCTACCTCTTTGTGGGTTAGATTCCCACCAACTACCGGATTTACAAGAAATCATTTCATCGTCATCAGCAGAAAATAACGATATTAATGCCGCTCTTCTGATACCACCCGCTAAAACGGCATCTGCAATATGACAAACAATATCATGTGTTTCAATTGGTGAAAGTTTATCTCCATCCATTTTATCCTCGAAAACTTTTGTAATGTTATGAATACAATCTTTGAGAGGTTGAGGACCTGGTGCTTTTCCTCCAGAAGTAACTAATAATGCCCCCTTTTGTCTAATATCGGAAAAATCAAAAACAGGGGTTGATGACTTAATACCTAAATAAGACTCAATAAGAACTTTTATTGCATCTGCCCAACCTTCGATACTATCACCAATCAAATATCTTCTTGTTCGGTTTGGGTTTGGTCTTTTAATTTCAGGAAGTTTTTCAACATGGTGTTTTTGGACGGAAAATCCAACTCCAGTACCTCCTAATAATAAAAACATTGTTTCTGAAAATGCGTCTGGATGATCTATTGGAAGATAAGCACAATTATAGATTCTATTTGGTGAAATTTCGATTGGTTTTCCACCAAATTGTAATGATCTCATTGATGGTAGAATTTTTTTGTCATAAACCATTTTATAAACCTCTTCTATTTCATCTTTGATTTGAGGGTATTTTTTTTGGTGCATTTGTTTATTTCTTGTGACTAATTCATCCCAAGTCTCTCTTCTATTTAACTCAGGTGAATACTTTGCGTATTTCATATATACTGTTATATCACTTAATATTTTTTGTGAAATATCCATTTTTTTTAATTTTCTTTAAGTTTATTTTAATTTGGTTTGTTTGCCTCTCTTTTTGCCAACACCTCTTTGATTCTTTGACGTTGTCTTTCTTCCTTTTGTTCTTCATGACCAAGGAACGTCACAGAACTTTCAGTGTCGATTTCTAAAGTTGCATTGTTAAATTTACAATTTTCAAAAATTACCCCATCATCCCCGATTCGGGATTTTGTTATTGCGATGGTGGCTAACTTCATTTCCTTCTGCTCAAGTGTTTTTGCGATTGAAATGATTACGTGTCCGACTTGTGCCTTTTTAATCGATCCACCCATTTGGTCTGTGGTAACTACTTCTGAGGATATTGAGGATCGATTTCCTTGAGTCGCAGTCCATCCAACCAAATTCATTTCATGACACATCGCTTCAAATGATCTCATAACAGATCCTTCACTTTTCCACTCATCTCCAAGGTTCTTATCTGGTACAATACAATCAATGTAGTCCAAAACAACCATGTCAATTTTAGTACCGTCCGCAACCATCTTTCTAAGTTGATTTTTGATTTGTAACATAGTCAATGTATCGGATGGTAACTTTTTCAAAATTAACTTGTTTGTCATATTTTGTTCAACCTCTTTAACCTTTTGCATGACTTCATCTTTTTTTTCTGATAATTCATCAGGATGAATTTTAGTCCAAAGTGTGAAATGTTTTCTTTGAATTACTTTTGGGTTATCTTCGAAAAATATTTGAACAACGTTGAATCCTAATCCAAAGGCGTGATTACTAATTTTGGTAAGTATTGTAGATTTTCCAACACCAGTTGGTGCTAAAATAACTCCAATTTCACCTTTAGCAAGTCCTCCTTTTAGTAAACGATCGATTCCCGGTATTCCCATGGGTATAGGGTTTCTGTAATCTTCCTCGAGAACTTGATCCAAGTTGGAAAACACATCTAAAACAGAAGTGTCTTTGTTTCCAACTAATAATGCCTCTCGGACCATTTCTTCTAAAGTGTCATAGTTTTCAAACTCACCCCCATCAATTATTTTTTGGGCTTGAGTCATGACCTTTTTCAACTCTTCTTGTTTACAGAATTTAAGTGCTTTGTCTTGTACAAAACTAACACCATCGATGGTCACATCTTTAATTTTTTTAATTGTATCCAAAACTATTTTGGATGCCATTTCTTGTTGAAGTTCGGATTTAGTAATTTGTTCTAAAGTTTCAAAAGAAGGTGTGTGGTCATATTTTGAGTAATATTCCCTTATCATTTGGATAATAAGTTTAAAATATTTGTTTTCAAAATATTTGGTTTCAATAACATCAATAATCGTATTAGAAAAGTCTTTATCTAAAATAATTTGATTAAGAAGTTGTAGTTGGAATTGTTGTCCTAAGTATTCAAAATTTTTATCTGTCGCCATGGTTTTTTTTAATCTTTGTAAAGATAAATACTACTAGTTTTTAATAAATTGAGGGTAATCGAAATTAAAATTTTTAGCGGAAAAAATGTCAGTTAATTCTGATAAAATAGTTTTTAATTTTGGTCTTAAATCAACGGTATAACGAACTTTTGGCGGATAGGGTTTTGCATCAAAAATTCTGTGACATAATGTCGTATCACCATTTTTGATTATCAGATTAAACTCTTCATCACCATCAGTTATAGATGTGTTTAAAACTTCTGGATTTTCAATTATTTCATATTGATTTTCTAACATGTAAATAACGGATCTCATTTTTAAATCATAAGATAATGAGTAACAAAACTTTCTTATGTAATCATAGAACTCTTGAGATTTATGAGCATTTTTGTTAAAATTTCTAACGTTAAAATATCTCTGTACTACGATATTTTCATTACACTTAAGTAAAAATTCAATTTTTGTTAGTTCTTGGTTTTCTTTCATTTTAATTGTATTTTATTTTTTATTTCTATATCTAGTTTTTTCTTTTCTTGTTAATTTCAAAAAAGGTTTTAAAAAAATTACCCATGCCTCGTCTCCTTTTGGTAAAAATTTGAATAAACCATCTTCCATCATCATCCTAATTAAATTTCTATGTCCTCTTCCACTTGGGTCTAAAGTCTCTGAATAGTAATCTTTAACAATTTGTTTTCCTTCTTCGGTAATCAAGGGATTTTCTAAATCAATTAACATCGTATTGATACTAAAAAACTCATCTCCAAATATTCCTTCTTTTGTTTTACCTGTAAGTAAATTTTGAATTGTTTTGTTTTCTTTTTGTTCTTTGAGTAAATTTTCACCCTTTTGTAAAATATCGGAAATTTTTACGGGATATTCAAGAAACTCAGGAAATAATTTTAATAAAGTTTTTTCACCCAACATATAAATTCCATCAATATTGTCAGAAACATCTCCGGTTAAAATTTTATATGTTTTTACATTGAAATGGGGGATTTCAATTTCATGTAGTTTAATATTATCCCCATTTCTGTATTTTTTTTTGACTGAAGGTGAATAAATTGAAACATTTTCATTAATTAACTGTGTTAAATCCCTATCACTTGAAAAAATTATTTTTTCTTCATCTTCAGAAATTTGACAATAAAAAGCAATCAAGTCGTCTGCCTCACATTGATCAACTTCGAGTTGTCTCACGAACATTTCCTCAAGATACTGTTTGATTCTATTTTTCTGGAATTGAAAGGACTCCTCCTGGACTTCCTCATTTGGTTGTTTCCTATTAAGTTTGTACTTGGGATACAATATCCTCCTTTTGGTGGATGAGGTAGAACTATCCCAAAATACAACAACTTTGGTTACTTTTTCTTCTTCAATAAACTTTCTAAGTGTATTCAGAAAGTGCCAAATTCCACCGACATGCTGATTTTTATTAAAAAAATCTTTGACTCCATGGAACCCTATTTTCAATAAATTATTACCGTCTACTAATAATGTTTTAGACACTTTTTAAGTTTATAAGGTTTCTACTCCGTTTCTTCTTTTTCTGTTTTCAAATCAAAATCACCATCGACACCAATAATATCTTTCCAATAATCGGCATAATCTCTTTTGTATTTTTCAATTGAGGCCTTTTCTTCGGTGGTATCTTTTCCAGGTAAAAAACCATGTGGTGTTACAATGATTCTACCATCCTCAAAACCAAGACCATTAATATGGTTTTTCATAACAGAAACTTTGGTCCGAGATGCAAACTTTACAGTTCTCTTGTCTTTTGTTGCAGTAATCTTTGTTGTTCCCGCACCCTTCTGATTACCGAAAAGGAATACCAAAGAAGAATTTAACCAAATTGCCTCACCACCTTTTGCTTTTATCTTTGGTTGACCAAATGGATTGTCAGGTAGTTCTACCCAAGGTTGGTTAACAATAATTAAGGTATTTTCAAATTTAGAATCTGATTTTCGAGAACCAGAAATCCTTTGATTAATTCCCATACCAATTTTGTCAGCCAATACTGAAGCATTGTGTTGTTTTCCACCCTTTCCCTCATATGTCATTTTACAAGGAACTGACCCTACTGAATCCCATAGAAAACACAATGAGTAATCAAGTTCTCCTTTTTCTTGTGCATCTAAAAGATCATTTATATAGTCAGTTATCTGTTCGATATATTCGAAATCATTGTTAAATATAAAAAATCCATCCCATTCTATTTCACCTGTTTCTTCATCAACAACTTCATCACATTCAAAACCCATAAGTTTAGCATGATCAAAAGACCATTTTTGTTCAGTAATAATAAAAACAGGAAGAATTCCTTTCTTTTGCGAGTCTACCGCTGTTTTGACTAACGCTGTTGTTTTCCCCGTGTCTGAATGACCTAAGAACATATTCAAGTGTCCGATTGCGGGACCGGGTAATCCCACAGCATCTAAGAATTCACCACCTAAATCGAAAAACCTTTGAGGTTTATATTTTGCCGAGGTTGAAAATTTTTTCTTTAACGATGAAAAATCATTTTTTTTGATTGCCATAATCAGTTAACAATTTGTAAATTAGTAATCGTTTGTAATTTGTCGTTTGCATTTGTTAATTGTTCCACAAGATTATCCATCTCTTCTGTGTGTTGTGGATGTTCGCCTATTCCGACTGGTGATGTGAAATAAACGTGAAGTCTTGCTTCCGCATCGGCAATTTCTGCCTCATATTTTTTAACTAATGCCTCTTTAAGTTTTTTTGCTACGAATTCGTTCATAATTTAATTTTTAAATTTTAATATAAACCCCCACTTTTGGTGGGGGGTTGATTGTAATTAATCCTAAAATGGAAGTTCATCATCCTCATCATCAAATTGTTGAGGATCTTGTACTTTTGATTCAGATGGAGTTGATCCACCGATTGAGACTTGTGATTCAGTAAGATTTCCATATACATATGATCCTTTTTCTGAATCCCACCGTGGAGTTTCACCTTTAGCAATAGCCTCAAGATACTCAAGAGGTTTTTTAGAATATACATCCTGCCAAGTCAACTCATCATTTACCCATGAATCTGTAATTTCAGAATCGGTACTAATCTGACTAGGGTCATCGTACATAACTGTCTGAATTACAGTATAAAACGAACCTTTCGGAGTTTTAGCCTTGGTCAATTCCAAGATTAGATCTCTACCATTGGTCGGGTCGGTGATATCTCCTTTTGCTTTCCAAATAGGGATAATTTTATCAAGAATTCCTTCTTGTTTATAGTTGTGTTTAAATCTCCAGAATTTAACTCCGTCCTCTGGATTATCACGGTCAACTACTTTAACAATATAAAATTTTCTTGGTTTATATTGTTTTGCCAATTCTTTATCTGATTCTTTTCCAGTTGACATTAATGCATCATACACTTCAGTAAGTGGAGATCTTTCATTGTCATTTTTTCCTGGATCGTAAAATTTTTGCCATTTACCATCTACTTGGATTTCGTGAAACCAAACTTCTTTAAAAGGAGAAGTCCCGTCGGTTGTTGGAAGAATTCGAATTTTCCTTTGTCCTTGTTTTTCCGATTCTTTAAGAACCGCGGCAAAGTACTTCTTCATTCTTTCCTCTTGTGACATCCCAGATGTGGATGATGTCCCTTTTTTTGAATTTTCGTACTGTGACAGTACTGCGTCTAAAACATTTGTCGCCATAAATTAAATAATTAAAAGTTTATGTGTTAATAATAAGATAAAAAAATTGTTGTGTCAACAGGGAGATAAAAAAAAAGACCACTTTTTTTGTGATCTTCTTTTATTTACTAATAAAATTTTCTAAAATCTTCTTCGTCTCCAAACTCATCAAAGGTATCTCTAATTTCTTTTGGGGAAAATTCTTCTACTTCGTCTGTAGTTAAAACGTATTGATCTTTTCCACTTTTTTGAAAATCTTCTTCTTTATCTTGAAAGAAGTCCGTTAGTTTTTGATTGAATGGTCCGGAATCAATAGTTCTTAATTCTAGTTTTTCTTCAGGTGTCTTGGGTCTCATTTTTTCAATCTTGGCTTCCAAGTTATTTAATTTGTCAACCAATTGATCCATATCTGCCAATTTTGTTTCTAAATTCTGTAGTTGATTAAAAAGATTATTAAAATATTCTTCTTGTTTTTCGGACGACTCTTTCTGTGAATCGATAAGATCAGTAATTTCTAAGTTAATTTCTTCATTTTTACCAAGTTCTTCTACCTCGTCGTCATTTTCTACATCAACTTTTTCTGATTCGGTTTCACCTGTTACTGGTCCTACTGGTGTTGGTGGTACAACTGGGGGAGTTTGACCTTCTGCTGGTGGTTCAGGAACTAATCCACCCAAGTCTGTCGGTGGTGCTGCGGCATCATCACCTGGAAGGGGGATTGGTGACGCTTGTTCGGTAATATATTTGTTGATTTTTTTATATCTTGTTATTTCTTCTAAAATTTTTTTTCCTGCACTCATTATTTAACCATTTATTAATTGTTTTATGCCGGTTTTAGTTTCGACGTTAATTTTTCTATTTTGATTTATAGTATTATCAACTCTTTCAATCAAACCGTCTTTCATTCTGATTGTATAACAGTCTCCTGTTTCCATGTCACAAACTTGTTTAGATCCATTCCCTAAATCTTTTTCAGTAATTTTGGAATCCTTTCCTAAATAACTGTCTAATATTAATTTCGTGTTCATATTTTTTTATTTATAAATATCACACTAATCCATAAAAATAATTAAGTGCCTCAGTAAATTTATTTTCAATTGTTTTTTTATCCTGTTCACTCATTTCATCATAGACATTTGAGGGTTGGTTTTTGGGGAAGTTTAAAATGTAAGTTTTAGTAAAAACTTGTACTCGTGTCACTTTATCCTGTGTGGGGTTGGAACTGAGTAAAGATGGTGCTAAATTTTTTGTTAAATCAACTAAAAAGGATGTAAAAAATCCAACACTATCAAAAGATGCAAGTGGAACATTAAGTGTTTGTCCTTGTGTTGTACAAAAATATTTTTTATTAAAGTTTGTTTCTCCATTTTGTGAAAAAGAATCTTGAAGTTTGATTGCCGCAAAATTGAAATCAGGTGCAATGAACTTTTTATTTTTGAAACTGCTAATATAAATTATTGAAAATAAAAACATCACTAACTCTCTTTGTTGATTTGTTTTGGTTAAATCATTATATGAAGGATATTGGGTAAAAACAGTTTGTACAAGTATATCTCCCAAATCTTTTGGTTTAAAATCTCTATTTGTTGGTGTTGTTGGAACAAACTTATTTATGTATATTGAATTTAATTTGTCTTTACACTCCTGATTTTTGGTTAGTGTACCGATTCCATTAGTTATACTGTTTACAATTTCTTTTTGTTGATTGAAAACATTATTTGGGGCTTTAAGTACCGCGACTTCATTTTTTTCTATCTGTTCTTTTACAGATTGTAATATTTTAGTCGACAAACTTTGTAAAAATGTATCTATTTTTGGAATACTGTAAAATGGTTGTCTCACACCATCAAAGGTTGTAGTAAATCCGTTATCACTTATTCTGTGTTTAATATTAGTAATCATATAAGGCCCAGAAAACATCGGAACATTTCTTAAATTAAAATACATTAATGGTTGGATTAACGCATTTCCTAACATATCTACTGAACACTTATAAGATCTATTTCGATAAAGATTGAACAATGAAACACTCTGTGAGGATTGACTCCTATTTCTGTTTAAATTAGCCATTTGATTCAATATTTCAAGACTTTCCTGTGTTGGTTCACCTACTTCTTGCGATACGTCGAACTGGGTAAATATTTGTTGATTTTGTGGCCCAATATCTATATTAAACCCAACAACTTTATTTGACTTATCCCAATTATTTTTTCCTTCTAACTTGTCAATCAAGGGATTATCAGTTACTCTTCTCATGTCAAATGCATCATCCCTATATCTGTAATCTATATTATCGTTGATAGCCAAATGTTCACTGGATTTATAACTAAATACACATAGCAACTTAGCGGTTGTATCTCTATAATCAACTGTCATATGAGTTCCAAATAAAGAGTTTGCAAACTCAAGAGTACCCTCCGGTCTTGGGTTAGCATTTCTTGATACATCTCTTACATTATAAAAATTTGCATATGCAGGAAGTGTAAAGTATGTAAAATTATTTTCAACCAAAATGGTATTAATAATATCAAGCATGTGAAGATCATAGTTTGCATCTTGAATCAAGTCTTTAACTTTGAATATGTCTGCAAATATTTTTTGTCCAACATCTCTACTTGCTCTGTCTACTAAAATTACATCTTCAAACAAAGTTTTATTTTTATAGTCTCGTCCAGATATGTATCTATCATTAATCGCCTTAAAAGAATCATAAAGTTCATACCTTGTAACTTCTCCAAATAAATCTGATTTGAATGTATTTTGGGACCCCAACAATTGTGTGTTTGGTAAGGCCTTCCTCAATGAAGGAAGTTCAGTATCCAAAATAACATCGATGAACGTTTCATTCTGATTTAAGTAATTGTTCATCAAACTAAAGAATTCCGATCTTGTAATTGTTGGTTTTTTTAATTTTTGAGTTGCATAAATTTTTATTATTGGTGCAAAGGTTTCTACATTTTTTTCTGTAAACTCCACGTCTAAATCAATAAAAAAATCAGTTATATATGATCCAGTGCTTTTATAAACAAGTTCAGGAATTTCGGAAAATCCAACATATGTTTCTAATGATTTCCAAACATCTGGATATGCCGTCTTTGATTGTGCTAACGTTATTGGGGGGGTTGATCCGGGTAAAGCATTTGGAGACCCCTCTTTGTATCCTTTGTAAAAAATTGGATCTTGAATAAATTTGTTAGAAAAAGTATAAAAAAGTCGTTTATCAAATTGTGATGGATTTCCATATTTCAGAACAACCTCATAATTCATAAATCCATTAAGGTAAATTTTAAAATTTTCAATCTGGTCGTTTTGAATTTTAGAAACAATTGTGTTTTGTTGAGTGGCATCTGGTTTCGATATCTTCATCATAAGTCTCATTAATCCCTGAAAATTCTTATAACTTGTTTCCGCAAAAGTTTCATCATTTCCAGTTTCACTTACTATGGTTTCATAATCATAGATAGATTTACTGAAATTTAAAAACTCTTGTTCCAAAAGATCTAATGTGTTTTTATCGAAAGCCGAAAACATTTCACTTATTTTATCGTAGTTTCCAAGTCCCCTAATGGAAAAATTTTCTTGTGATTCAGATTCAACATTTATTTTTTTATTGTATTGGTCTGGTTGATTTATTAATAATTTAGAATTGTCAAAATACCCATAATTTGGTGATTTCCAAAATGACCTTATAGAACCATTATACATTGCTTTGTTATTCAATACCTCGATTTTAAGTTTTCCAGCAACGTTAAAACATTCATAAAAAGTTTGGTTTACTTGTGATCCAAATGAAGGTAAAGGAAAAATTCCGGTCTTATCGGTTGTTGTCAAATACAACGACCATGGGGACAAGTTGAGAGATCTATTCACATCCGCAGAATCAAACCCGTTCGGATGGTTT